GATAACTTGTATCTTACAAACAATTATCGTGTTGGTGCTGTCGAAGGTCAGGTAAATCTTGATGACTTATTAACATCAACAGCTGGTGGCATTGTTAGAATGAAGAATCCAAATGCAATTATGCCTTTGACCGTTCAATCTAATGCCGCTCAATCGTTCCCAATGCTGCAATATTTAGATGAGATTCAAGCAAAACGTAGTGGTGTAAGTGATGCACAACAAGGATTGAACCCGGACATATTACAGAACGTAACTGCAACTGCAATCAGTGCAATGCAATCTGCCTCACAAGGTAAGTTAGAATTAATTGCACGTATCTTTGCAGACACTGGTGTATCAAGTTTATTTAAAGGTATTCTACAATTGGTTTGTAAATACCAGCAAAAAGAACGAATCATTAGAATCAATAACAAATATGTTCCGTTTGATCCAAGAGAATGGGATCACGAATATAACATTACTGTTAACGTTGGATTAGGAACAGGATCCAAACAAGAACAGTTAGCTACAATGCAAATGATTATGGAAAAACAAGAACAGATTATCGGTCGTTATGGATTAGGTAACCCTCTTGTTAACTTAAAACAATACAGAGATACGCTTGCTAAATTTGTGCAAATGGCTGGATTCAAAGATGATAGTCAATTCTTAAATGAAGTAACAGATGAACAAGCACAACAGTTAGCACAACAAGAAGCCCAGGCTGCACAAGGTGATCCTCAAGTTCAGGCAGCAGAAGCCCTGGCACAAGTTGAGCGTGAAAAAGCACAATTAAAAGCACAAACAGATCAGGCAAAAATGCAATTAGATCGTGAGCAAATGCAATTAAAAGCACAGCAAGACGCCCTGGAATTAAAACAAAAAGAAGTTCAGCAAACAACTGAATTAGCTTTAAAAGAATTACAAATTAAACTTCAGGCAGCAACAGCTGATAAGAAAGTTAAAACAGATCAAACTGCAATGATTATGAATGCTCTTGAAAAAATTAACAATATTGCAAATAGGAAAATAGAAGATGGCAGCACCAGCTAATTCACAACAGTTTGACAGAAATTCAGTAGCAAGAGATTTAGGTATTGCTGCTGCAGCTGGTGGTGGGAAAGGTGCGTTAAATTTTGACGTGAATCCTGTGCAGCAAAACGCTCCTACTCAAGAAGTAAACGTTAATGAATTATTAGGACTCGTGGACTCAACCAAATATCCTAGCTTACAACAAGTAGGTGATACAGGATATTACTATCGTGATAACTATATGTATGAGCCTTATACTGTTACACAATCTGCTCCTAGTTATATGGGTGGTATTTATGGATATGGCATGGGTGGTGGTGGATCTAATCGTGCAGAAGGAACTATTGAAGTTGGTGGTCAATCATTTAGACCTGTTGAAAATGTAGACGTTGCTGGATTCCGGGCATTTGAACCCGAAGAAGGAGTGACTCAATATACACCGTCAATGGCTTATATCTATGCAAACACACCACGCTATGAGCCTGAGCCGTTAGAAAACGTCGCTGTTTATCAGCCAGCTACGGCATCACTAGACCAGTTACAAAAAGTAGAAGATAATATATACAACGCTGTTGATAATTACAGCAACGGATTATTAAATGGTGTTCCTACTAGTTATGGAGCAAGAAGATTCTTAAATAATTTTGACTATCTTGCCGGGACAGGAATAAATCCAAATATAAACTTTGAGGTGCCAAGCGTTTATGACACGACAGGAAGCAATACAGAATCTTCTACATGATGAACATTTTTTAGAAGTATTAAAAGAATTAAGAGACAATCAATTAAATAGAATTATTTATTCTAATCAAGAAGCCGTCCAGGACAGAGAACAGGCATACATAAGAATAAAGACAATTGACGAGTTAATGGCTTATCTTGAATCAATCGCTAAAGATAACGAGATAAAAGACAAAGCCTGGAAAATATTATAGAAGTTTCTATAATGGCAACCCATGCCGAATGGGACTATTAAGGAAATACAATGAGTGAAGAAAGCATGACTCCTGAACAAGGAAGTGCCGACCTGACTGTAAGGGAAGCAGCTTCTAGTTTTGAATCTTTATTAGCTGCAGAAGAAGGCGACAATGTCCAACCTGAAACTGCAAGTGAACAAGTCGAAGAGGTAGAGGTAGATGAAGAAGTTTTAGATGATGCAGAGATGGCTCTTGAAACTGACGAATCTGAAGAGTATGAAGCCGAATCAGAAGATGATTCTGAGATTGAGTATGAAGAGGAACCTACTGAAGAACCTGACCGCTTTAAAATTAAAGCTGCCGGGCAAGAGATGGAGGTCACCCTTGACGAACTTAAAGCCGGTTATCAACTTAATGCTGACTATACGAAAAAGACTCAAGAACTTTCAGAGCAACGTAAGGCTGTTGAAGCTGAACGTGCAGCAGTTGAAGAGTCTAAAAAGTTCAGGGATTATTATGCTCAAAGGCTAAGAGCAGTAGAGGATATCTTGAAGACGGAAGAAGTTAGCCCCGAAGAATTAGCCATAATGAAAGAAAACGACCCACTAGGATATGCTATGAAAATAGCAGAAAATACAGAAAAGAAAGAACAGTTAGCTAAAGTTCGTGCAGAGCAAGAAGCAATTGCTAGACAGCAACAAGCAGATCAGCAAGCACAAATGCAGCAATTTGTTCAACAGGAAGCACAAAAGCTTAAAACATTCCTACCAGAGTTTTCAGACCCAGCAAAAGCCGACCAAGTGCGTAAGCAAATTCGGACTGCTGCAAAAGAGTTGGGATTCCAAGACAATGAAATCGACGGTGTTGTTGATTCACGTCATGCAATCACTCTTTTCTATGCAAGTGAATATCTTAAAATGAAAAAAGCTAAACCTGGAATTACTAAAAAGGTGTCACAAGCACCTAAGATGATTAAGTCCGGGACTAAAGTTAAAACACAAAATAGAGATATTCGTAAGCGACAAATGAACAAGCTAAAGCAAACCGGAAAAGTCCGTGATGCAGCAGCTATATTTGAAAACTTTATTGAATAAGGATATAAACAATGGCTACATATAAAACCGTTACAGCTGTAGGTCAAAAAGAAGACCTAACAGATGTGATTTACAATATTTCACCTACTGATACACCATTCATGTCATCAGTTGGTCAGACCCAGGCATCTGCGATTCTTCACGAATGGCAAGTGGACAGCTTGGCAGCAGTTAATACAGGCAACGCAGCAGTCGAGGGTGATGACGCTACATCAGCAACACTTGCTCCAACTACTCGTGTCGGTAATCGTACACAAATCTCACAAAAAACCATCCAAATTTCTGGCACACTAGAAAAAGTAGATGCAGCGGGTAGACGCAGTGAGAAGGCATATCAACTATCTAAAGTGTCTGCTGAACTTAAACGAGACATGGAATCTATCTTATTATCTAACCAAGCAGCTGACGCTGGTGGTGCTTCAACAGCACGTAAACTTGGTGGATTACAAGCATGGTTAAATACAAACTATGAAGGCTCCGGCACTGCTGGAACAGGCAATGGAACAACTGCTCGTGTAGTTGGCACAGACGCTGCTTTCACAGAAACAATGCTTAAGTCTGCTGTTAAGAAAGCATATGAAGCTGGTGGCACACCATCAGTATTAATGGTTTCACCAACACAGAAACAAGTAGTATCAACTTTTGCTGGTATTGCTGAGCAAAGATTTATGGCTCCATCAAGCGGTCAATCTACTATCGTAGGTGCTGCTGATATTTACCTTAGCGACTTTGGTTCTTTATCTGTTGTTCCTAACAGATTTATTCCACAAGACGTTGGTGGTGATGGTGGCGACACAGCGTTTGTATTAGATCCTGAATATGCTTCAGTTGCATATTTAAGACCTTTCCAAACTAATGAGTTAGCTAAAACAGGTGACTCAGAAAAAACACAGCTTTTAGTTGAATACACTCTTGAAGTGAAAAACGAAGCTGCACATGCAATTATTGCTGATTTAGCATAATTACTTCTCCTATTGGATAGCCCGGTTCGTCCGGGCATCCATTATTAAATATGAATGTATTAAGACCACAATTTAAACATAGACTCCTGGATGTTCATGGGGGTGCTAAGATGCAAAAGAAAGTAAATCAGATGTTTCTTAGAATGAAAAGATCAGGGATACTATACTGGCATGAAAAAAATATTAGACTTCAACAAAAACGTCAAACGAATCAGTGAAACAGAAGATGATGGTGACGGTGGGTTAATTATCCAAACATCACAAGATGTTACTGAGATCATTGAACAGAATAAAAAAGAATACAACGTAAACACAGGCAGATGGGGTGATGATGTATTTGACAATAAAGTGGCATCAATTCCATTAAGCTGCATTGACGAATTAAACAAACAAGGGATCATGCGTGGATTTCATGTATTAGATCAAAAGAAATTCAGAGCGTGGTTAAACCATCCGGATAATCGTTTCTTTAGAACAAAACCAGGGAAAATATAATGGCTGGATCATTTGAAAATTATGCCAAGATTAAAGAATTGGTGGCTGAATATTTAGGTCGTGATGATCTAACAGACAAGATACCTATATTTATTCAGTTAGGTGAGCAGCGTTTAAGACGTGATTTAAGATTACGACAAATGCTTAAATACTCCACAGCAACTTTAACAGGTGGCGACGCTACCGTAGCAATTCCAAACGATTTTTTAGGAATTAAAACAATATATATAGACAGCAATCCGATTGCTACAATTGAATATCAAACATCAGCTGCTTTTTATGATAACGGATTAGTAAAACAGTCCGGGCAGCCACAGGCTTACACATTAATTGGTTCAGAATTTCAATTTGCACCAATTCCGGCTGGAAATTACACATTAAAAATGATTTACTATTTCAGACCTGAAATATTAAGTAATTCAAATGCATCAAATGTATTTTCTTTGCATGCACCTGACTTATTATTATATGCATCTCTTGCAGAAGCGGAGCCATATTTAATGAACGACGAAAGGTTACAAACCTGGTCGTCTTTATATACACGAGGACTTGAATCATTAGCTAAGTCCGATGATGAGAGCGAGTATCCATCAACACCATTAACAATTAAACTAAGATCGAGGTAACAATTATGGCAGAAATGAGTGATTACCTAGAGAATACTCTAGGAAACGCAGTATTAAGAGGATCATCTTTTACTTCACCGGTAACTATTTACGTTGGATTATTTACAACTGATCCTCAAGACGATAATTCCGGGACTGAAGTGTCAGGTGGAGCATATGCTAGAAAAGCAGTAACTTTTGGTGCACCTACAAATGGTGTATTTACATCTAATGCTGATGTTCAGTTTGACCAAGCCACTGCAACGTGGGGCACAATTTCACACCTGGCTTTATTTGATGCATTAACAGGTGGTAATCAGCTATTTCACACCCCACTTGATATTTCAAAGCTAGTCGAGACAGGTGATATTTTTACTGTGAGATCCGGGCAGTTAACTGTTCAATTTCAATAATAAGGAATAATCATGGCTTTAGTATTAAAAGACCGAGTGAGAGAAACTACCAATATCACTGGAACAGGAACTATGACTTTACAAGGTGCAGTTGATGGATTTAGAACATTTACTTCTGCCGTAGGTGTTGGAAATCAAACCTATTATTCTGTAGCTTCATTGACCCAATGGGAAGTTGGTGTAGGAACTGTTGGTGCTGGTAACACTTTAACCAGAGATACTGTTTTAGATTCTTCAAACAATGGTGCTAAAGTAGATTTCACTTCAGGTGATAAGGATATTTTTGTGACTTATCCAGCTAAAAAATCAGCAACAAGGGACAACTTGTTAGCATATTCAATCGTATTTGGGAGTTAAATAATGGCACGTAAACAAATTCACAAGTATACCTTTACACCGGCTACTAATACTATTGTATTAGATGGCATATATAACCGTGATCGTATATTACTAATTAATAACGCTACAGATAATGATGAGATGTTTGCTTTCAGTAGCGAATTTAACTCATTAGCATCTTATTCTTTTGATGGACCGAATGAAACGACTACGCTTGTTTTAAATAAAGACTGTTCAGCTATGGATGCAGCAGATGTTCTGCAGATATGGATAGACACTGATTACACTGAAATTCAACCATCTGAATCATACACAGATCCGGTTTCAAAACTCCGGGTATCGACTCCTGAAAACTTAATTGATACTGACTTTGAATATGGTCTGCAATCAACCAAATGGGAAACATTAGAATTAGTTAAAAACATTCCTACATTCTTTTCTCGTAACGGTGATGAAGATATTGAGATTGCTGATGTAACAACACAAGCTAACTCTAATATTATTGTGGTGAACACAGTTGACGTGCACAACTTAGTTCAAGGTAACCCAATTATTGTCCAGGGAACCAAAAACAATAATGCAAATGGTGCTTTCGTTGTAACTAAAATTTTAGATGACAGGACATTTCAATATACTGCAAAAAGAACTATTGTCCGTGCAGAATCAATTAAAGATACTTATACTCAAGTA